GTTGTGGATCAGTTTGAGACTGAAAAGAACATCCTTGAATAAGGAGGACTTTATGGGTAAACCCATCAGTGCGCAAACTAATACACTTCTTAGACATTTGACTCTATGCGGTTTAACCGCATCAGAGTCAAGGCAAATCGTGAATGATCTTAAAAAATGGTACCAGTCATCTGGTCCGCAATGGACTGTGTCTAGATTGAAAGATCTTAAGACCAGTCTCTTGCAGCAGTATGCTGGTAATCCTGACCATTTTCCAGAATGGTTCTCCTATAAGATTAAGAACGGAGTCAAGGTTCCAAAAGGGCCTTGGTCCCGCATTTACTCTGTAGGACTCAAACCTAAAGGGCTTGTTAAAGCCCTCTCTGCTATGATGGTATACACGGGGATCCGTAAGGAACCCACGAGTGACGATCTTAAGGAGATTAGAGAAAGAATTTCTTCCCCTGCCTCCGAGAGAGTCAAACGAAATATCCAGTACCTAATAGATACCGGAAAAGTCGAGTTACTCGGTATTCATATACCGCGTCATAAGAGAAACTTCAACATTGTTGGTTTCTCTTCATCTAAGCCACCTTCCCTATTCAGGGAGGGTTATGGTTTTTCATTCTTGGATGGGCTTTATTGCCCACACGTGGCAAGTTATTTTGAAAATGGCTTTGATATGCCGTCTTCATTTGCTTTGCCACCACCTGATGATGATCTTGCTGCTATGTCCTTAGGACGTATAGTAACAATATCTGAACAGGGTGCCAAGCTAAGAACTGTTGCTGTACCTAAAGCATCAGTACAATGTGCTCTTTCTTCTATGAACAACGACCTTCAGTTGTTGCTCAAGAGCTTAGAGACAGATTGTACTTTTGACCAGGATAAGGGACCTCAGTTTGCATACAAAAAGTTGGAAGAAGGAATCAATATCCATTCTGTCGATTTATCGTCAGCTACGGATAGGTTCCCCCTGCAACTACAATTGTACGTTCTGAAGTCCCTTGGATATTCTGGTAGTAATTATAAGATTATGGAAAGTTTACCTGAATCCATATGGATGATGGATAATCAACCAATATCTTATGGTGTAGGACAACCTATGGGTTTAATCCCATCTTTTGCATTATTTGCTCTAACACATAACGTTATTTTGAATAACATTTGTTATCCCAAATACGATCCCAATGACACTTTTCGTGTCCTTGGGGATGATGTGATTATTGCTAATGATGAGGTTGCCATAACCTATAAAAAAGTACTTGAAGCTCTGGATGTACCTATCTCTCACTCTAAGAGTGTGGAGTCTAAGTTACTTGCAGAGTTCGCTGGTAAAGTAATTACCACAGAGGGTATTATTACCCCCGTCAAAGTACCAAAAAAGTCAATTGACTTTAATTTTATAAATTACATTAAAAC